AAGTTGGAAGCCAACGCGCTGGGACGCTACGATTAGACGTTGCTGATTCTCAACGGAGTAATCAGACTCAACACGTAGACCCTTATAGCGGCCAACTAGGAAGTTGTTTTGATTAACAATAACAGCGCCAAACTTAGTAGCGGCCTTAGCTTCGAACTCACCACTTAGGATAACCGGAGTATTAGCAATAGAGCCAATCTGACCGCTTAGTAGGGTAGCACGAGTGCCAACCTTATCCATAGTTTGGAAGTTAGTGTCTTCTAGTAGGTCGTAGTAAACTTCGTTAGAAACGATGTATACTAGCTCGCTAGGATTAAGACCACGGGTACCTAGGGCACGACGCATGGATAGTAGGTGAGCAACAGTGGCTTTAGAAGCTACGGCTAGCTGAACCTGTTCACCACCAGCAGTTGTGTATAGTGTGGTATTAGCAGTTGTGATAATGCCCTTGATAGGGTCAGATCCAGCACCTGCGCCACGTAGAAGCGCTTTGTCCCATGCTTTAGCAGTACGTCTAACAATAGCATCACGGATGATTGGTAGAAGGGGAACAATACTATCATCCTCTTCTTCCGTACCAAGGAACTCTTTGGTAGCTAGCTTATATGCTGTTAGGTTGATTTCCTTAAGCACGTGGTCTTGTGCGGTACCACTAGATGTAGCTGCTTTGTAGCCACTTTCTAGTACCCAGTTGGCATAACCAGCTTCAGGGTTTACAGGTAGACGCATAACAGGGTTATTCATGCTAATGTTCTTATTAAAGATCGGGTCAAGAATAAGAGCGCGACGAATTTCGTCCTGCATGTTAGTAGATACTTCTAGTTCCCAAGTAGCACTAGGGATATGAGCACCGTACTTCTGTACTAGGCCCTGATATAGACCAGTAGCGGTTAGGCCCTTGTTAACAGCCTTAGCTAGTAGAACGGCAGACTCTTTCTCTTGATAGGTAACTTGGTCACCCGCGGCTTTTTCTTGGAACTGAATCTTGCTCTTTTGTAGAGCTTCGATTTCAGTGGCTTTTTCTGCTAGAGCAGCACGTAGGTCGTCAACAGCTTTTAGGTTAGTAGCTTCGACGTCTTGTAGGCGCTTTTCAGCATCGGCAAGTAGGCGCTCGGCGCCGGATTTGCCAAGTTCGATTCCCTTAGCAACAGCAGCTACAGCAGCAGCGTTAGTAGCTTCAGCAACTAGTTTGTCAATTTGTTCTTTATCCATAGTAATGATTCCTTCATTTTCTTTCTCACTAGATGAATTAGCAAGATCTGTATCTTGAGCTTCCGTATTTGTGAGGATTGGGGTAAACTGCTTTTTAAATTCTAAGTATTGCTCTTGGTCTTCAAAAGACTTAGCAACGGAGAAGATTGAATACTGATTAGCAGGCACAGAGACCACACTAATTTCTAGCAACTCTAGGTCTTTAATTACAAAGATGCTAGAAGTACTGTCGTAGTCCGCATCCTTCGTGTAGAAGGAAACACTAAATGCTTTTAGGATACCTTCTTTGATTAGTTGGTAGATTTCTTCAGATGCTTTAGAAATACGAGCTGTGATCTTCAACCCTTTGGGGTCTACTGAAAGTTCTGTAGCTAGGCCGATTGGTTTGCTGTGATCGTGGTAAGCTAGAATAATAGGGTTAGCTCTAAAGTTATCTAGGCCGCCTTTCTGCCAAGCTTCCGCTAGTACTACATCACCAACTCTATCCTTATCAGTAGTGTTGGCGTATCCTGTAATGTATAGTTCCTCTCGGTCCTGTACATTATCATCGTTATTATCCTCTAGGGCTTTAATCTCGAAGTTTGCTACTAGTTTAAGGGTTTTGTTCATCTTTCTTGGGGGCTCCCTCGCCCGGTGCTGCGCCTGCCGCTGAGCCTGCTATATTTGCAGGTACTCGCAGTTCATCTGCGTCTGGCTTTGGTGGGTAGCGTAGTTCCGTTCTAGCCTCGTTGGGAGCTAGAACTCCTCCATTTACTAGAGTAGAGTAATAGCTGGCTGAATCTCGCATCTCTGGTTGTAGTGCTGAGACTCTACTTGCTTCATGGGCAAGATTATAGCCCAGAAAACGTTCTAGTGCGCTATTAACCATAGTTACTAGGGGTAGTACAGTCTCTAGATAGAATAAACGTAGGTTAGGTTGGAGGTTGGCATTATTACCCGAGTTTAATAGTATCTCTGGTACACCTAGAGATACTAGAATTTGTTTCTCCTTGAGAGTAATAGAGGCCTCGAAGTCCAATTCGCGGAAGTTTACGTCTGAAACCTTATCAAGCTTCAAACCGCCATCTAGAATAATAGGCCGTTTGGCACCTTTATTTGGGCTATACTCACGTGACCAGCTCTCCACCATGCGAGCCTTAACTTTATCTCCGAGTACATTCTCAGAAACAAGTACTAGTCCTGGCACAGCCCCATTCTTGAAGAAGTTTGCCTGGAAGGATAGCATACTAGCGCGAGTATTAATACTATCAGCTGTAGACTTTAACCTACTAGTTCCACTATAGATTGATGTAGCTGAGTTATCACAGATGTGAATAATCTCGCTAGGTAGGAAAGTAGTGGTACCACCATATTTATAACCCTTGACGTAAGTCAGTTGGTCTGTTAAAATCTCTACGTTGGCTGCGGGAAGAACATATAAGTAAGCACCATCCCAGTAAATAAAGGCATTACCTTCTAGAACTAGGTCAGTGTATAGTAGCCTACGGAACTTGTGTATGTCTATATAAAGATTTGGTTGGTAATTTAAAAGAGTATTTACTTTAGTTTTACGAATATTATTAACTACGGCTGTGATAGGTAGTTTCTCTGTAACATCAACGTTGAAACTAGCAGCACCGTTAACGATCAAGTCTACAGCTCTACGAACAACTGGTACGTTATCATATGCTTGTGCGTAGTTATATGAAGGCTCAGGGTATATAGAACTCCCTTCATCTTGAGCTATCAAGGCTTGAGCGGGGTTAAGTTTGCTGCGTATATAATTAGATAGTTTTTCCAGCATTCTTATCCTTTTGAATCTTTACCCAATTCGCCTGCTTCGCTGCGGTGTGCAGCATAGGCTTGGGGCCGTAAATGCTATGGAGCTTAGCGTGGTGTGCAGCACATAATGTTACGCAGTCCACATACAATTCTTGCTGATGTTCGGCTATAAAGGCGTCTCTGTGAAATAGCACATCATCTACATCTTTAATCTCAGTACCCGTTGCCTTCTTCCAGGCTTCCCAAAGTAGTGTTACTGATTTGTAGTGATGTAATTCTAATGGCTCTGTAGCCCCACAAATCGCGCAAACCTCACCATGCGGGTATCTTGCTTTGGCTTTATCCCGAACGTACTTTACTTCTAAACGTTTCAATCCAGTGTTGGCTGCCATGCTCTTCTACTTGTAATTTTCTTGCTCGTAAATTTTTATCATAAGTGCCATTATAGTCTTATAGAAAAATAAAATCAAGCTCATTTTTAATATATGCCAACGTTACTACGATAGCTGTATAACGCATAGCGAAGCGCATCCGCAACGTGGGAAAACTGGTCATGAAGTGGTTTCTCACGCAATAGACTTGGTGAAGGATCCCAGCGGTACTGGTCTAGTGCTGCTAGCGTATGTTTACACTTAGGACTAACAACTAGCTTACCTTGCTCCACAATTGCTTGAACATAAGCGATACCATCTAGAACTGACTTAGTAGCGTTAGTAGTAGAGATATCGTGATTCTGTGCCCAGTCAAAGCGAGTCTGCTGCGCTGCGGAATCAATAAAAATTACCTGTACGTCGTACTTCCTTTCTAGCTCTTTACATACGGCTGCATGCTCATCAGTTGTTCTGTTTGCTTCTAGATACTCGTCTACAGCATAGAACTTCTCGCCATCAAAGGCTAGAACTAGCATAGCGGTGGGGTCACGGAAACCAACGTCGATACCCATGATATGTTCCATTCCGCTAGTATCTACTTCAACTGCGCTAGCATCTGCATCGAATTTGTATACCTGATTTTCGAAAACACTAAAGCTAGCCATATACTCCTGCTCGAACTTGGCTTTAGACATAGTAGCGCGAGCTTCTTCAATATCTTCTTCGTTTGCACGAGGATTCGCTCTATAATCTGCGTGAACTGAAGCCCACTTAGAATAGGCCGGTAGGTCTGAGAACCCATTTTGCCAATACTGGGAAAACCAATTAAGTCTGCCGCGCGGTGTAGAAATGAAGATGGCCTTAGAGTTAGGTTTATCTAGGGTTGGCCGTAAAGCAACTTCGAATGCCTCTTTACCCTCAGCCGTTAAGGCCGCCTCGTCAAACAATATTAAATCATACGATCTACCCACAACTGAGTCAACTTGCGATACTGAACCCATTCTAATACTAGAACCATTGGATAATTCTATGACCCGATCCTTAGCGTTGTCCCTCACAACCTCTAGATCAAATTTTTTGATTAGTTTACGTTGCTCCTCAAAGGAGATACTAGAGAGTGAATAATTAGGTGACATAATTAGTACTGCACATCCAGGTACTAGAGAAATTACTTGTGCGATTACATTCGCTATGGTTGTTTTGCCCACGCGACGAGATACGGCAGCAGTAACGAATCTATACTTAGGATTATTAATAGCATTAAGGATAGCAATTTGCGGGCCATTAAGAGTCATTCCTAGTAATTCGAGGTATTTATCAATAGGAAGCTTAATGAACCGCTCATGCACCATAAAATCCTGAATCTCGGTAGTGCTTATGTCAGGTCTTGATACTTTTAGCATTAGTATAATTTCCGCGTATTAAAGGTTAATAGGCTGGTGCATATAAATCACCGGCCTACTAAGTTTTTACAGTTTGGGGGCTACTAGGACTTCTACGTGCTCATAAAGAACGTAGTCAGTAGCAACGGCTAGAGTAGCGTTGAAAGTAACGTTGAAGTTGCTAGCAGTATCTACAGTAGTTGCTAGGAAACCACGAGCACCTAGGCCATTAGCGTTTACGCCAGTACTAAAGTTAACAGCAGCGCTACCGCGGTTACCAACAGTAAAGTCGTATAGAGCTGAAGCGGTTGTAGTAGCAGCGCTAGATAGCCAGGTTCCTGCTCCACCCTTAACTACATAGGTCTTAGCACCAGCAGAAGAGTTCTGCGATCCAGCGAAGTTAATCTTGATGGAACCGTTAGCACCGACTAGTCCACCAGCTACAGTAGCAGTAACTAGAGCGACTTCAGTAGTAACGCCGGTATAGTTAGTAGCTTCGCGAGCATCTACGATTGCTGTAGGAGCACTAGGAACAGTAGGAACACCAACTAGTACTTCGTCGTATACAGTACCAACAGTAGTGCTAGACATTACACACCAATAGGTTCCAGCTGGGGCATCAGTATAAGCAGCATCGGCAGGTAGAGCTAGCCAAATACCACTAGAGTATACAACTGGTAGAGCAGTACCTAGAGTAATAGCTCCATTAGGGGCAACTGAACCACTTGGGGCGATGCCGACGGGAATAGTAGACTGGGCAACTAGACCGATACCTTCTAGTCTATCGTTCATTAGTTCATCGAAAGCGGCTAGAGTACCTGTGAAGGTTTCGCCGGTTTTGCGGTTAGTGGCACGAATGTTTTCACCACTAGTAGTTACAGTAGTCCACTCGTATGAATTTCTAAAAATTGGGAAGCTCATTTATTTCTCCTTAAATTAGCCTTAGTAGGCTAGTAGTTTTTAATTAGCCTAACAGTTTTCCAAGTAAGTCTGAGTAATTAGGCTGGTTATTGTTGATTTGAATATTGGTTTGCTTTTTGATACTAGAACCTTCTTTAGCTTTTTCGTATTCCGTAATAGCCTTTAATTCGTCCATACGCATCTTATGAGCTAGCGTCAGCAAGTCTGCAATATCTTTAGTACTACCTAGACCAGTTTCTACCATCTCAGAGAGTTTAGTCTCGATAACCGAGTCCATAACTTCTGCTATCTTATCCCTATTTCGGTACCCGCTACTTAGGTATACGTGGTCTAGGTATCTTTTAACTTCGGGCTTATTTAAATATTGTGACACTAGAGTATCATGTATACCTAAACGCCTAGCAGTTTCAGCGATTGACTGAGTGCTAAGGTACACTTGCATTATTTCTAGAGACTCAGGGGAGATGGGAACTATTTCGTTGGTTGACATGGCCTTCTTTTGGTAGTAGAATTTTTAACTGTTAGTGCATTCTACAATAATACGAATATAAAATCAAGCCTATTTTTAACTAGAACAAACTAACAATATTTACAGTTTGGGGTCAGCACACTTATAATCTCTTTCTAGAAAATTTCTAATTTACCGCGCGCGGGTGTGCGATACGTCTATGCAAAATGAAAAGTCTGATAACCGCCCCCGGAAGTGATAAAAGTGAAACAACTGACAAAATCGCGGTGTAGCGGGTTTCCGCGATTTTGTCAAGTATTTTTTACCGGAAAATTACGTCGATTAAAATTTGATAAAAAGATACCCGACGGGTTTTGTAAAAATTAATCCGCTGATATTCGGAAAAAGCAAGTATTTTTTTCATCTCATTCATCCTGTATTGGAAAGCCGATATTCTATTGGGCTTTCCGTACACTTTGCAAGCGGTTTTTTCTACCTGTATAAATAAAAAGCGGTAGTATTGTCCTCAAAATGGATTATATCAATATCTGCTAACTTTTCCGTAGTGCCTTCGGAGTTAGTAATTATAAAATAGACTTGTGAGTCTATAGGCTCGCTTTGCAATACTTCAATCAATTCGGCGACTGTCATTTTATTAATTCGCCCACCTAATAAGTGGGCGAATTCCGGTTAGTTAATCACTTCGTCCCATTGCCGAAAAATGCCGCGATACTTTTCGCGTGTTTTTTCATGCTTTGCAGTTTTCCCTTTCTGATGGCTAACACTTCCCCACAATTCCACGCGGCAATTACCGCTTGTTTTCCGCGTTTTTTGCTGTAGGTATCGCCATTGCTGCATTGTGCGATGGCAAAGTGTAGAAAGTCGCCGTTCTTACACGCTTCCTTGATTGCTACGGTTACACCGTACACGGGAAAATGATAAACCTTGCAATCATTGTGCATCTCAAAAAGTTGCTTGTTCATGCTATTTGCTCCAAAAAATTGAAAAACGGGGGTGCTACGGGGTGCTACGGGGTGCTACGGGGTGCTACGGGGTGCTACGGGGTGCTACGGGGTGCTACGGGGTGCTACGGGGTGCTACGGGGTGCTACGGGGTGCTACGGGGTGCTACGGGGTGCTACGGGGTGCTACGGGGTGCTACTTGGCGATAAACCCATGACGCAATTGATAATCCCGCCAGTTATAAGGTTTGATTTTTTCACGCCATTTTTTGCGCTTGAGAATGGCTCTCAAAATCGGCAATTCATAATCAATACAATCCTCGATAGATGTATGTGGCTCCGGGGGCAACATGCCACCGGAAAGAAAAGACGCCATTACTTCCGCGTTAGTTTGATACGTGCAATTGCGCAATTCCGTGGGCGGATTAATACAATGATTATCCAAAACAAACGCTCGAAAGGCTTTCGTGCTCCCAAAGTGACCGATAGCGGCGTGCCATAAACAGAATTGATCGGTAAAGATGGACAAGTCAATTCCGGTTTTTTGGCATTTGTCTTTGTCAAAAGCAAGATTGAAAGCGGTTACACTTGGAGAATAAGTTATCATTGCTTGCATAAGCCATTTATTAATGGCCGATACACTCGCAAGCATTCGTGTTCCATTATTCAAATGTTCCACGTAATTCTGATTCCGTTTCTCCAATCCGCGTTTTGTCCAAATTTCGTCTTTGGAATTAACATCAAAAAACAATTCTTCCACGCCGAAAATGCCCTTGATTAATACGGCGATTCTTTTATGAATTTCCCCATTTCTATCAACGATAATGGCGCCAAAATCAACCACGCGCCCCGATAGGGTAGTCTCGGTATCAACCAGCAAATACCATGCCTTCTTTGCCATTATTTCGATTTCCTATAAAAAAACATTGCAATTAGTCCACCTAATGCGGAACCAGTACCGGCGAATATCAATTTGATATAGTCGCCGTCTAGCATTAACTTTGCATACACTCCAACGACTAAGGCATCAAATGCCGTGAACACGTAACTTGTAAAGAATGCCCTAATAAAGTATCCACGGGTTACGTTTAATTGCTGCGCAACTCGAATGCCTACACTTCCGGCAGTCAATAGCATAATTCCTAAGTATGGCAAGATTTCCATTGGTTAACCTTTACAGAAAAAATTGATTAATGCCGTGATAAAACTAAGACACGAAACAATCGCCACAAATACTGATAAGCGCATTTTGATTTCCTAAAACGCCGGGAATTGCCCCGGCGTGGATTAATTAATCAGCCAATTCCGGGTTTTCCGTTTCCACGGTTTCCGCGTCAGTCTCGAAAGATTCCATTGCCGCTTTCCGGAATTGAGCGTTTTCATCCAGCAATTTTTTGATTGCTTTGAGAATTCGCTTATTCGTCCTGGCGAGGCTGCTAACGTCATCAGAAACGGTATCGGGCAGATAGGCGGCGATAGAATCAGCCAATTCCTCGCGGGAAATTACGCTTTCCCCCGTTTTTGTCAGATTTTCCGCTTTTTGATACAAGCCTTCCCGAACAAGCTTCATGCGACAGGACGCAGGAGTCCGCCTCATCTTTGCCGCTACTTCGTCAATTCGCTTGTTATCGCGGCCCACGGCATCCCATGCGGCAACCAGTGCGATAGTCTGTTCTGCGGTCCAATTTGCAGGTTTTTTGCTAGATTCGGCCATGCTATTTACTCCAAAAGATTTAAAAACGGGAATCGGATTAGAATCTAATCCGCCATTCCGGCCTAATTAATAAGCCGGAATAACTGATTAATTCACCAATTGAATTCAAGCAATTTTTTACAAGTTTCATGATTGGATATTTCCCCATCCAATTTCCAACCTTGAATACTGGACAGTTCATCAAAACCGGAATAAATGCCGTGTCCAGACTCTACGTAGATCATTTTCTGGTAAATCCCGCAAGATTGACGAACTGCAAACCATTTACCATTAACCATTACTTCAATCATTTCAAACTCCAATCAATGAGGACAAAATTATCCCGGTGGCCTTCCGGCCTGGCCTTGCTGTTGCTGTTTCGATGGGATGAATTATCCAGACTCCTACTAACACCGTCAAGCGGTTTTGAAAAAATTTTGAAGATATTTTGAAAAATTTTTAAGTCCTTGATTTTAAAGGCTTTTTTCTTTTCGGCCTCTTTTTAGTCTTTAGACGTGTACGCGATAACACACTATCCGGCCAAGCGCAACAATTATTTTTCATACACACGAATAGCACGATATTTGGCAGGTAGTCAACCGCGATTTTTCACTAGCACGAAAAACGCTAACAGTCAAACTTCCTGCAAAAAAGTGTTGTTTTTTCGCACATGCCGTTTTAAGGCGTTTTAAGGCGTTTTAAGGCGTTTTCCCGTTTCCTGATGGTAGGACATAGGACAGCACTAGAACGTCGATTCTAGGAAATCCCTTTAGAATCAAGGACTTACAAGCGTTTTTTGCTATAGAAAAATTTTATTTGACAGCACTAGAAAAATACTATCCACCAGGCCGGCCTATGAAATTTTTTTATATGGCTATAAGTTTTTCTTATGGCTACCACGAAAAAAGTTTTTTGTAAATAACCCTCTAGAGTTATTGACAAGCCTACCGCCGGCGTGAGACAATGTGGATTTGTTGTTTTCCAGGAAGTTAGTGAGAATCATTCGCATCCATGTTTTTGATGTTTTTGATGTTTTTGGCGTTTTTGACGTTTTTGACGTTTTTGACGTTTTTGGCGTTTTTGACGTTTTTGACGTTTTTGACGTTTTTGACGTTTTTGACGTTTTTGACGTTTTTGACGTTTTTGACGTTTTTGACGTTTTTGACGTTTTTGACGTTTGGCCCTCCGGGCCAGCGCGGCTTCGCCGCGCCTGAGTAGTAAATCGACGAAACAATTTTAAGCTTGCCACGCGCCCCAGTGAAAAAGTGAAACAAGCGCAAAATTATCTACGCGCCCTAGTGCAAAATCGAAACAACATCAGTATTATCTCTGCGCCCGCCAGTACGAAACCGAGTCAACCTCAAAATTCGTTTCTAGTACTAGTCTGCGCCAATTATACTTCTCCACATCATGTAAAATC